GACGAATATTATGAAGAAGTTGATTCAAGAATAAGACTTGAGTTTCCACATAAATTTGATAAGATAGAAGGCAATACTACAGAAAGAGTAAAACCTACTCAAGCTGTAGCCTCGGCTACACGTTCAGCCAGAACAGGACGCAAAAAGACTGTGAAACTCTCACCATCACAGGTAGCAATAGCTAAAAGATTAGGTGTGCCGCTAGAAGACTATGCGAAACAATTAAATATCACGGAAGGATTATAAGTCTATGGAAAATGAAAAAATAAAAACCTCACGTGCGAGTTCTACTAGAGCTAAAGAAGCTAAAAAAACTACGTGGACTCCACCCAACTCACTTGATGCACCAACTGCGCCAGCTGGGTTCAGACACAGATGGATAAGAACAGAAGTTCTTGGTTTCGACGACACTAAAAATGTTGCCGGTAAATTAAGAGAAGGATGGGAGTTAGTGAGAGCTGACGAATATCCAGGAAGTGATTATCCAGTCATGAGCACAGGAAAATACGCAGGAGTAATTGGAGTGGGTGGCCTTGTGCTAGCAAGGATAGCCGAAGAAATCGCGCTTTCTCGTGAATCTTATTTTGCAAAACAAAATAAAGAACGAGATCAAGCAATAGAGAACGATTTACTAAAGGAACAGCACCCAAGCATGCCGATCAATCAAGATAGGCAATCGCGTGTAACTTTTGGTGGTACAAAGAAGTAATTCTAGGACCAACAAATTAAATTAATCGTATTGACCCTTGTGGGTCAGTACATAACAAGGAAAATAAAATATGGCAAACGCAAGTATAGCGGGCTTTGGATGCAGACAGACTATGACAGTTGGAAATACTCCAGCTACAGGTGGTCAATCTGAATTCTTAGTTCAAGGCGGAGCAGCTCCTGGAGCTACTGTCGCTATTTTTAAAGGTGCACCAGTTGCAATGCAAACAGCAGCAGGTGGAGCTGGAGTTCTTGGATTTATTCAAGATCAAACAGCAGCACTTATGACTGACGGTATCGTCGGTGGTAACACATGGGCACACAACACAGCAAACACAAACAAAAGTTTAGGTGTTTTCAATGGCGCAACTTTTGTTGACGCAACTGGAAAACCTACATGGACGAATGGTTTACTTGCTGGGCAAACTTCTAGTGTAGATTATAACACAGCTAGTAATAATATTACGGCTTTTGTAAATACTAATCCTGCACAAGAATATACAGTAAGAGCAGACGCAGCATTAACTAATGCAAGTTTCAACACACTAACTAACACAGGTTTCAACTTAAATGATGCTGGAGCAGGTGTAAGTGGTATGTCTGATTCTACATTAGACTTAAGTGCCGTAGCAACTACTGGTGTAGCAAACTACATGTGGAAAATTGTAAGATCAGCAAACATTGAAAACCAAAGAGACTTTACAGTCGCTGGTGCAGATGTTGTGATTTCATACAACCCACAAGCTAACCAATATCAAGCATAACCCAAATAGGAGAATATAAAACATGGCAATATCACGAGCACAACTAGTTAAAGAACTAGAGCCAGGTCTAAATGCACTATTTGGACTTGAGTACAGACAATATGCAGATGAAACAAAAGAGATTTTCGACACAGAATCTTCAGACAGAGCGTTTGAAGAAGAAGTGATGTTATCTGGTTTCGCAAATGCAGCAGTTAAACCTGAAGGCCAAGGCGTTCAGTTTGACGATGCACAAGAAACATTCACTGCTAGATACACAAACGAAACGATCGCTTTAGCGTTCGCAATCACTGAAGAAGCGATTGAGGATAACTTGTATGACAGACTTGCGTCTAGATATACAAAAGCTTTAGCAAGATCTATGGCCTCTACTAAAAATGTAAAAGGTGCAGCTGTTTTAAATAACGGTTTCAACAATACATTTGCAGGTGGTGACGGCGTAGCTCTTTTCGGAAATGACGGAGCAGGAAATACAACTCACCCTACTCTTGCAGGAACTTTCAGAAATCAACCAGCAGTAGCTGCTGATTGTAATGAAACTTCTCTAGAGCAAGCGATGATTGACATTTCAGCTCTTACAGATGAAAGAGGCTTAAAAATCGCAGCGAGAGGAACTAAAATGATAGTTCCACCTCAACTGCAATTCGTAGCAGATCGTTTGTTAAACACTGAAGGCAGAACAGGTACTGCTGATAACGATATCAATGCAATCAAAAACATGGGAATGGTTTCTGGTGGTTACGTAGTTAACCATTACTTAACTGACCCAGATGCATGGTTTGTTAAAACAGATGTACCTAATGGTCTTAAGCATTTTAGCAGATCACCTATCAAAACTACTATGGAAGGCGACTTCGATACTGGTAATGTTAGATACAAAGCTAGAGAAAGATACGTATTTGGTTTCTCTGATCCAAGAGGAATCTACGGAAATCCTGGCGCATAATAAATAATTTAAGGGGCC